CCTGCATCTGTGGGATTGTTTCGAGGCGAGATGACAAAGGGTGCGAAGAATACTGAGTTGATATTCGACTCTACTGCGCAGATTGCGCTAGGCAGATTCGGTGCGATTCTTGATAGCTTACTTACTCCTAGAAATCAGACATGGCATAAGTTAGTAGCTGATGACCCATATCTTATGAAGTCTAAGCAAGTTAGATTGTATTTTGAAGAAGTGAATAACTTGTTGTTCAAATACAGATACACGCCTACTGCTAATTTTAGTTCTCAGAATCAGAAAGATTATTTGTCGTTAGGCGCTTATGGTACTGCGGCGATGTTCATTGATGAAATGCGAGATGGTACCGGCGGTGTAAGATATAAGAACATTCACCTGTCTGAGTTTTATTTCTGCGAGAATCATCAAGGAATACCTGATGAAGTTTATCGTAAGTTTAAAATGACTGTCAGACAGATTAAGCAGAGATTTAAATCTGTTCCTGAAAAGATTAAAGAGTGCAAAGAAGAAGGTCGTGAGTTTGAGATTGTTCATGGTGTTTTTCCTCGTAAAGATGGATACGACCCACAAAGATTAGATTATCGTGGAATGAAGTGGGAGTCTGTCTATATACTGTGTGATGGTGGACATGAACTAGAAGTTGGTGGATATACTACGTTTCCGTATGCAATTTCTCGGTATGATCAGTCGCCTATCGAGGTTTACGGACGCTCTCCTGCGATGATGACATTACCGACTATTAAGACGTTGAACGAGCAGAAAAAGACGCTATTAAAGCAAGGTCAGCGCACTGTTGACCCTGTATTATTGGTGCATGACGATGGTGTAGCTGATGGGTTTTCGATGAAATCCGGTGCGCTCAATATCGGCGGTATCAACAAAGATGGTCGTGAGTTGGTTAAGCCGTTACAGATTGGCCGAGTAGATATTGGTCGTGATTTAATGGAAGATGAGCGAGCGATTATTAAAGATGCGTTCTTAGTGTCGTTGTTTCAGATTCTTGTAGAAAATCCGCAAATGTCTGCAACAGAAGTTCTTGAGCGTAGTAAAGAAAAAGGTATGTTGTTAGCGCCTACTATCGGTCGTCAGCATACTGAGAAATTAGGGCCTACTATTGAGCGTGAGTTAGATATTCTTGCTAAACAGGGAAAGCTACCTCCGATGCCTCAAGAGTTAAGAGAAGCTGCCGGACAATACAAAATTGAATACGATTCTCCTATCAGTCGTGCGCAAAGATCAGAAGAAGCGGCAGGTCTTATGCGTACAGTTGAAAATGCGTTGGCGGTTGTGAACGTGACGCAGAACCCTGAGCCTTTAGATTATTTTAATTGGGATGTTATTATTCCTGAGGTAGCGTCTATTCAAGGTACTCCTGAGCGTTGGATGCGTTCAATGCAAGAAGTTCAAGGGATAAGACAAGGCAGGGCACAGCAAGTACAAGCTGAACAAGCAATACAAGCGGCTCCTGCTGCTGCCGCTATGGTTAAGGCTGTTAAGTAGGATAGATACAGAAGGAAGGAAAAATGAAGATGCAAGAACTTGTCGAAAGAGTTAAGGACTTTATTCGCAGTCGTCAAACGGCATATCTGATGGTTTTTCGTAAAGAAGATAAAGCCGTTGAGATGGTCTTAAAAGATTTAGCAAAATTTTGTAGAGCTAACAAAACGTGTTTCCATGAGGACGAAAGAATACACGCCAATTTAGAGGGGCGGCGTGAGGTTTTTTTGAGAATCATGGAACACATAAACCTAACCCCCGATGAGTATTGGGATAAGTATGGGAGAGAAAGATGAGCGAAACAGCAGTAGGAACAACAACAACGACAGCAGCAGATCAGTCAGTTGGAGCAGCAGCAGCTAACCCTGCAAGTGTGCCAGCTAGTACCGAGTGGTATTCTGGTATGCCGGAAGATTTGAAAGGATATGTTACGACAAAGGGCTTTAAAGACCCTGCAAGCGTAGTAGATTCATATAGAAACTTGGAAAAGCTGATTGGAGTAAAAGACAAGTTACTTCAAGTGCCTGATAATTTAGGCGACGAAAAAGCTATGGCAGATGTGTGGAAACGTCTTGGTCGACCTGAAAAGCCGGAAGAATATGGCATTAAAGGCGAGAACGAGAAGTTTGCAAAGTGGTATCAGGAAACAGCACACAAGTTAGGTTTAAATCGCAATCAAGCAGAGGCGTTGTTCAAAGAGTACGATGCGTTTGCCGGCGCAGAATTACAAGCTACCGAGGCTCAAGCTAAGGCAGAAGCAGACAAGTTGATTTCTGATTTGAAAACTAAATGGGGTTCTGCTTATGAACAGAACTTGAAAGTTGCTCAATCAGCAGCGCAACAGTTCGGCATTGATACTGACATGGTTTCAAAACTAGAACAAAGTTTAGGTTTTGCAAAGACTATGGAGTTTCTGCAAGCTGTTGGGAGCAAGATTGGCGAACCTGATTTTGTTGCCGGAAAACCATTAGCAGAAGGAAAAGCTCTTTCTCCTGCGTCTGCAAGAGAGCGTATTAACCAGTTGATTAACGACAAAGAGTGGTCTGCTCGATATATCAATGGTGACGTTCAAGCTCGCAACGAAATGGACAAGTTGAACAAAATGGTGCTTGGGCTGTAACAAAGTCTAGCGTCAAAATTTTGATTGACAAAAATAGTAGTGATTTAAAGAATAGGAGTAAGTTGTGGATAAAACGAGTGTAAGGCTTGAGTGTTTGAAGTTAGCAGCTAGTCGTGTGGCTAGCAAAGACCCACAGGAAATAGTTACGCTAGCCAAGCATTTCGAGGAATACATTGGTGAGTCCACAACCTGCTCACCTGCTTCGGTAGGTCAAGTTTCGGGAACTTCTGAGCAGAAGCCGAATGACAGTGTGAAAGCACACAAACAACATTCAAAGAAATAGACCCCTGTTAGCAGGACAAGTCCTTTCGAGAATAAAAACTGATGTGCCCATAAGGGTATTATTAACTTTTATTAAGGAGGACATAAAATGTCTGCAAATATCCCGAGCCTATACGCTCAACAATACGCAACTAACATTCAGTTGCTTTTACAACAAAAAGATTCACGCCTTAAGAACTTCTCAAACCAAGGTTCTCATGTTGGCGAACAAGCATCTCCGGTTGATCAAATCGAGAAGATCGAGATGCAAGCTGCTGGCGCACGATTCGCTCCTATCGGACGAGTTGATGCTGGCGTTGACAGACGTTGGGTTTTGCCTAACAACTACGATTTAAATCAGTTGTTAGACAGTTTCGACGAATTACGTTTGTTAACTGACCCTAAGTCATCTTATGTAGCAAACGCTGTTGCGGCTGCTAATCGTCAGATTGACCGAGAAATCATCAACGCTTTCTTTGACGATGCTAAGACTGGTAAAACTGGTTCAAGCACAACTTCATTCTTGTCTGCAAATCAGATCGCTGCAACTATGGGTGCTGCATCTGCTACCGGATTGAATGTTAAGAAATTGCGTGAAGCTAAGAAAATCTTAATGTCTTACAATGTTGATTTAGAGTCTGAGCAAATTTTCTGCGCAGTTACAGCTAAACAGCACGATGATTTATTAGCAGAAGCACAAGTTGTTTCTACTGACTTCAATGACAAGCCAGTTTTAGTTGAAGGTAAAGTTATGCGCTTCATGGGCATCAACTTCATCCACACTGAACTTCTTGAAACAGATGGTTCAAGCTACCGCCGTTTACCTGTATGGGTTAAATCTGGTATTCACTTAGGACAATGGGGTTCAATCTACACTGACGTTGATCAGCGTAAAGATTTAGTCGCTCATCCTTGGCAGGCATACATGAAGATGACAATCGGTGCTACTCGTCTTGATGAAGAAAAAGTAATTGAGATTAAGTGCGCTGAGTAATAACATTTAGGGGGTAGCAATACCCCTTATCAAATTTAACTTTAAATAGGAGTTTAAAATGGCAGTAGTAACAGTAAAATCGTATGCAATCACAAATCGTGATGCTACGCCGGCAGTACAAAACGATGGCGCTCACTCAGCAGGTACGTTGCGTGGTTTCATCGCTTCTGCGGCAATCGCAAATGGCGATTCAATCGGTTCAAAATATATCTTAGGACAAGTTCCTTCTAATGCAGTAATTCACTCGGTACAAGTTAGCACATCTGCTGACATTGGAACGACGACAACTGCTGACGTTGGTCTTTATCAAACAACTGCAAATGGCGGCGCTGCTGCTGATGTTGACTTGTTTGATGACGCTTTATCTTTAAAAGATGGCGCATTGACTAACTCAGAAGTATTGTTCAACCAAGCTATCACAATGGCTAACAGCTACAAAAAAGTGTACGAACACTTGGGTTTGTCTGCTGATTCTAATCGTATGTACGATGTAGTGCTTACATTAGATGGCGCATCTGATGGTGCGGCTTCTGTACTTGTTAAGGTAGTTTACGCTATCTAATAAAAAGGGGTAGAAATACCCCTTAACTTTTTGGGAGATAAAATGGCTACAAGACGTTACAAAGTAAATGTTGGCGAAACTGCTGTTGAAGCAGAGGTTACAGAAGAAGTAGGGGCTG